TATGCTTCTAAAGATAAAGTTTCCGATTGCGAGTATCCAGATATGTGGGGAATTATGTTATTTAGAAAGAATATGATAAGGTATATTGATCCTGAATTAGATCATCCAGGAAAACAAATTCAAGAATGGATTGATGAAAGTTTAAATATTAAAGCAGTAAAACTAGGCGGTAAATATATGGACATTGGAACCTTAAGAGGACTTAAACAGTTATATAAAGAAATGGATTTATTGTAAGAACATGAGGCTTGGTATTATTGCAAGATCAGATAATACTGGTCTTGGAAATCAAACTAAAGAGTTAGTAGATATGCTTAAGCCTGCAAAGGTAATGCTTATTAATTCTCAACCATTTAACAAAAATAAACAACATCCTGAATGGTATGACGGATACGACTGCCACTACATAAGGGGGTTTCCCAAAACACACGACATCCAATCATTTTTAAAAAATCTTGATGGTGTTTTAACATGTGAAACATTTTATGGTAGTACATTTATACCAATGGCTAAAAAACGTGGTATTAAAACATTTTTACAATATAACTATGAGTTTTTAGATTATCTACAAAATCCTACTCTTGAACTTCCAGACGTTCTATTAGCCCCTAGTTTATGGGGTTTTGAGGCTGTTATGGAGGCTTTTGGTAGTAAGTCTAGGGTAGTCCATCTACCCCCACCATCTACCCCTGATTTGTTCTCTAAAGCAAGAATTGAAAATGTAAAAAAGGATCATAAAAGATTGTTGCATGTGGCTGGAAAGGCTGCACACATGGACAGAAACGGTACAAATACAATAATAGAAATGTTAAAGTATTCTAAGGCAGATTACGAAATTGTTATTAAGTCTCAATCTCAACTTGATATTAATATAAAAGATAGTAGGTTGTCTATTGATACATCTAGCCCAGAAAACAGAGAAGATTTATATTTTGGATTTGATGCTATGGTGCTACCAAGGCGGTATGCAGGATTATGCCTTCCAATGAATGAGGCTCTTCTTAGTGGTCTACCCGTTTTTATGACAAATATATCCCCAAACAATTCTATTCTTCCTGAAGAGTGGCTAGTAAAGTCTGAAAAAATAAATGAATTTAAGGCAAGAACAATGATTGATGTTTACGAAGCAAATCCAGAGTTGCTTGCTAATCTAATTGATAACTATGTAAATGATTTAAATAAAATATATCAAAAACAAAAAGCTTTTGATATTGGATATAATAATTTTTCTGTTAATGTTTTAAAAGATAAATATCTTGATATATTAAAATAAGGCGAGTCCATTTCTAGACTCGCCCTATATGACTACTTAAATTACTTAGCAGCCTTCTTCTTTGTCTTTGCTTTTGCAGACTTAAGAGCCTCATCAACAACTTTTGCTGCTGGCAAACGACCAAATGCTGGATCGTTTGGATTAATTGCTCTCGCCGCTACTGGAATTAAAGCACCAACTAGTGCTGCTGCTAGATCTTGTGGATCTGTAATTCCAGCCATATATAACGCTGCTGCAGCACCAACTACTGAACGTGCATAGGATGCGAGCATTGCTTTTAGTTCTTTCTTTGTCATTTTGACCTCCTAGGATAGAACTTTTATTAGTATAGCATAGCCAGCCCAAAGCCCTATAATACCCGCAACTCCTGCGAATACTGGTGGCGCTGGTACTGGCAATTTGAATGCAGCAAATACTACACCACACCCAAAACCTGTTAAAACTGATAAAACTATTTCTTTCATTCTTTAATTCCTTTTTCGTTACTTGGATTTTCTGGATGATCTAATGGAGTTGGAGCGGTACAAAAAGTACCACATTCATTACATTGAATATCTAAATGATACATTCCAACCATATATGTTTCAGGATCAAAAGATACTAAAGCCCTGAACAAGTTGTTTCCACAGTTAGGACAGTTGCATGTAGGGATACCCCTAGCGTCTATCATTAATTTCCTCTGGGAGAAGTTGTTTTAGTTTTTTAAAATTGTCAGACACTAACTTCATATCTTGATAGTGCGGAGATCCTTCTGTAACTAACCCATACTTTTCAAAATAAATAACGGATGGTTCTACGTTTTTTATAAAATCTTGTAAACCATTTTGAACTTCTTCAATATAGTCAAATGCCCAATCACGAGAGTCTGAAAGAAACTTAATAAAATTTTCTTTATGAATATCTAAATCGTTTGATATTTGTGAAATGTTATTATTAATTTCAGAACTGCTAAGTAAAGCATTGTATGATATTACGGTTTTAGCAAAGGCTTCATTGACCACTTTTAACTTTTTAAAAATTGCAGAGTATGCAATCATGAAGGATAAACAAACGATACTTAAAACTACCAGAGCAATTTCCATATTAATCCTTTTGTCCAAATACTATTGTATCACTAGAGTGGTTATACATTTTTTTGAAGTTTATCCCTGTCATTTCTTCGTATTGGGTTAAAGTTCTGACATTTCCTGCTCCATAAATACCATCTTCAATACCGCATAAAATCTTTCTTTGTTTTTCTTTTGAGTTATCTTCTATTTCTTTCCATGATAGTCTGCGAATATTTCTGTCTTTCCAAATTTTGCTGTATCCTTCACGGGTATAAAAATGATACAAAAGAACAACTGATGGAGAATATATATCCCAGCCTCTAGTCCATGCTCTAATTGCAAAACATATTTCTTCTCCAAAAAAACTTATGTCTGGATCATATGGAACTTCATTTATAATATTGCCAGGAGCAAAAATAAAACCAGCAAGGATGGTTGTAGATAGTTCTGGAGCAGATCTTTTAGCATCAACAAACTCAACTCTTTCTGCAGTCCACTCATTGCGTTTTGTTAGTTTTGGTTTCTGTCTTGTTGGATATGGCAATTGAATTTTAGAGTTTGTAACAATACTTATTTTTTTATTTTGTTCTACATAAAATGGAGGTGGAAAATAAGATAAAATTACTTTATTATTGTTGGCAATCTTTTGAGCCTTAAAAAGTTGATCAATACATTTTCTATCCCAATCACTTTCAAATACAGTATGTGAATCTATTTGTAAATAATAGTCTTGTTTGTTATATGCAGACATTGCTATTGCTCTTGCAAATCCTGCACCCTTAGCATCTCTTGGATGCATCTTAGTTAGGGTAAGTCTTGGAACCCAAGATAGGTCTGGCTCAAACTTTTCAAACTCTTGAAGAACAACGGAAAAGTATAGTTCTTCTGGATGTGCAGCATTATCAATGGCAGATTTAATTGTCCTAACTAATTCAGGATCTCTGTAACTTGCTATTGATATAAATATACTCATGTTTTATCGTGTGTTACCCAGTAGTATTTGCAAGTTGAGCAGCAAGGAATGTTATATGGACTGTTAACAGCATATTGATATCTAACATAGTACATTGGATCTTTTTGAAACAAATTAGCACGATGAGTAGTAATAATACGCATTACTTTGTTTTGGTCCCGCCAAAATGCTGGGTGTTCAGTTCCCCAATCTTCTGCACATTCTTTATATAAAGCATTAAGATTTTTTACATTGTTTTCTGTTTTTATACCACGAAGGTTGGCAACCTGAACCATGCTTTCAATGTATCTCCAAAGTCCATGTTCATAGCCTTTCCACATTAAGACAGCAGGATGATTGCGCCAACCACCACCTTTAGATCTACCAGACAATACATTAAGTATTTGATAGCCTTCTAGGATTTGTTTATTTAATCTTTTATTATCAAGACTTTGTGCACATTCTAAACTATTTGTTGATGGTAAAAATGTTTGCATTATTTTAATGGCTCCCTAGTTACTAACACTATAGCACCCTCTATCTCTAAAGCCTTTTTTACCATTGATACATATTTAATAGCCTCAAGTTTTTCGTCATGAGTCATACGTATAAATGATCTCTCGTCTAATTTTATAGTAAGAAAGGTATCGTTGTCAATAAGGCTAACACCAAAATTTTTAGGGGCAGTTATAGAATGAAATGCCATACGCATCTTATCTGTATACATTATATTTTTTTAATCCATAACTGATTAGACCGTTCTAATAACTCAAACATATTATTTTTTTCATTTAAAAATCTGTCAATTCCTGGTCCTGGACAATTTTCTAAAAGCCCAGACTCATGTTGCCAGGTATAATCATCAAACGCAAGAATTCCACCATTTTTTAAAACATTCCATGACAATTCTGCATCTGAATAAACTCCATTTGCAGTATGGTCTCCATCAATATAAATAAAATCGTATAAATGATCAGTATTATTAGTTAAAAAATCTTTGCTAAGTTTTTTATGTTTTATAATATTATTATATTTAGATACTTTTTTATCATAAGTTTGCTCTACATCATTCCAATTAAACTGTTTGTGAACACTTTCATCACTACCCTGCCAAGTATCAACGTCTATTAAAATTGATGTTTGATTTGTAAGTACATTGTCAAGCAACCATTTTGATGCATCTCCAGTATATGTTCCTATTTGCAAAAACTTTAAATTTGGTTGATCTTTATATTCTTTTAAATATTTATAAAAATGATCTACCCCTGTCATTAAAAACCAATTTGGATATTTATCACTCATTATTACTCCATTGTCAATGCTTGCCAGGTATAAGACCAATCTTTTTTAGTCTTATGATTATTAAAT